GACAATAATCTTTGGGAGAGTTTGATTGTAGGTACAGGTTCTACCGTTGGATTTGTAACTACACAAGGCCTAATTAACATAGGTATTGGAACTACTGTGGGTTGTTCGGTTATTAGAGAAACCACAAAGACATTCTCATATCAACCCGGAAAATCTTTGTTGGTATTGAATACCTTTGTAATGAATTCCCCAAAGGAAAATTTGAGACAAAGAGTTGGATATTTTGGTGCCGATAATGGAATCTATCTTGAAGTTGCTGGAATTGGAAGTACATCAGTAGGTTTTGTAGAAAGAAGTCTATCAACTGGAACAGAAACAAGAGTACCTCAAACAGAGTGGAATATTGATAAGTTGGATGGTACTGGTGTTTCTGGAATTACTTTAGATATTTCTAAAGCACAAATCTTTTGGATGGATATTGAGTGGCTGGGACTTGGAACAGTAAGAGTTGGATTTGTAATTGATGGAAAGTTTGTTCATGCACATTCATTCCACCACGCAAATCTCATCCAATCAACTTATATGACAACAGCATCATTACCTTTGAGGTATGAGATTTCCAATACTGGAATTACTACAAGTTCAAGCCTACTCAAACAAGTTTGTTCTTCTGTAGTTTCGGAAGGTGGTTATGAATTGCGTGGATTGCAACAGGCAGTGCAGACACCAATCACAGCACCGATAGATTTACCATCACCCGCAGGAACTTTTTATCCAGTTCTTTCTATTCGTCTCAAATCTTCTCCCAATAGATTAGATGCTATTGTCATTCTGACTGCATTATCACTAATGGGAACAGGAAATGGTCCCCAATATAATTGGCAAATGAGAGCATCCGCAACTACAAGTGGTGGAACTTGGGTAAGTGCCGGTCCCGATAGTGCTATTGAATATAAAATAGATGGTGGAACTGTGAGTGGTGGAAGAGTATTGGCATCTGGATTTTTCTCATCAGCAAACCAATCTGTAGGAACCGTTGATATTCTCAAAGAAGCACTTTTTAAGTTTCAGTTAGAGAGAAATGGATTAACTGGAACACCTTATGAGTTAACTTTGGTTGTTGCATCTGATACTGCAGGTGCTGATGTTTTTGCTTCACTTGACTGGGAAGAAATTAGTAGGTAATTATAAAAATAATAAATAACTAAAAGTGTATCTAATAAAATAATGGCTCATAGACCAGTTGGAGTAAATTCCTCCTTTACATTCACTGCAGGTGCGGCAACAACATCATCTGCTTTTTCGGTACAATCTAGTGTTTTGAGAGTGGTTGCAGTTGGTGGTTCTGCACATGTCGCAATTGGAGTTACTCCAGCAGCGACCACTGCTGATTATTATGTTCCTGCAGGAGATACTGTAACTCTAGGTCTAACTAAAGCATCAAACAGAGTTGTTGGTATAACAACAGGGACAACAACGATTGTTATTGTTCCAGAAGGAACTCAAGTTCCATTTGCAGTTGGTGATTATGTAACTCTGACCGCTACTGGTCAATCATATTATGATTTTACTCACCAACAAGTCTTATCGATTGATACATCTGCAGGTTTTGATGGATATTTCTCTACAAGAATGACTGTTAATTATAACTCAAGTGGTATTTTAACAGCATTCTCTGCTGCAGATGCATCAGTTGTTGTTTCAAATAAAATCTCTGCATACGGAGTCGGTTCAGGAACACTTCATTTCCAACAAGTACAAATCACAGGACAAGCATAATGAAACTTATTACCGAAGAAATCGAATCAGTAGAAGTTCTTATCGAAACGGTCAACGGTAAGAAGACTCTTTATATTCAAGGACCTTTCCTTCAAACCGAACAAAAAAATCGTAATGGTAGAGTATATCGCAAAGATGTAATGGAGCGTGAGGTAAAAAGATATGCTGAGCAATATATTTGTAAAGGTCGTGCTCTTGGAGAACTTGGTCATCCAGACGGACCAACTGTAAATCTTGATCGGGTTTCTCATAAAATTGTTTCACTTGAGCAAAAAGGAAATGACTTTATTGGAAAAGCACAAATTCTTTCTACACCAATGGGAAAAATTGCAGAGTCACTTCTAAAAGAAGGAGTAACTCTTGGAGTTTCTTCTCGCGGTATTGGTTCTGTTAGACAAAATCCTGCGGGTTATATGGAAGTTGGCGAAGATTTTATGCTCGCAACTGCTGCTGATATTGTTGCTGATCCCTCTGCACCTGATGCTTTTGTTCAAGGAATTATGGAAGGAAAGGAGTGGTGTTGGGATGGAGGCATCTTAAAAGAGAGAGCAGCAGAAAAAACTTATAAGAGAGTTAATACTCTTGTAGATGAAAATCTACTTGAAGAGTATAAGTTGAGTTTATTCAATGAGTTTTTAAATTCATTGTAATTTATTAAATTATAAATAAATATAGTTTATAACTTAAGGTTAAACGGAGAGTTCAAATGTCTCGTGGAGATTTACAAGAAATGGAAGTAGGCACAAAGCAATCCAGAACCGCTGTTAATGCTAATGCCAAAGCAGCGGATGCAATGCCAAGTTTGTCGGGTGCTACTCCCGGTCAAACTGGTGGATGGGAAGATTTGGGTGGACCAACACCAGAAAATTATAAGTCCGATGATGATTCAGCAAAACTTAAGACACCTGGAGCATCTTTAAAGCAAGTTAAAGATGTTGTAAACAAAGGTGCTGCAGCTGCTGAGGGTATGAAGGAAGAGGAAGAGTTAGAGTATGATGAAGATGAAGAACTCTTAGAATCCGCTAAGGAAGAAGAGGAAAAAGAAGACGAAGAAGAGGGCGGCAAGAAAAAAGGTAAAAAAGAAGAAGATGATGAAGAGGATGAGGACGAAGAGGAAGAAGTAAAAGAAGAGTTTAGCATCGAAGAAGATGTTAATGCTCTCCTTGCTGGCGAAGAGCTCTCTGAAGAGTTCCAAGAAAAAGCAAGAACCATCTTCGAAGCTGCTCTTCGCTCAAAAGTTTCTGAAATTAAGGAAACTCTTGAGGAGCAGTATTCTGCTGCTCTTGCAGAGGAAGTCGAAGAAATTAAGACTGAACTTGCAGAGCGTGTAGATGCATACCTTGAGTATGTTGCAGAAGAGTGGATGGTCGAGAATGAACTCGCCATCGAAAAAGGTCTTAAGACAGAAATGACCGAATCATTCCTTTCTGGAATGAAGGGTCTTTTTGAAGAACATTATGTATCAATCCCTGAAGAAAAATATAATGTGCTTGAGAGCATGGTAGAAAAACTTGATGACATGGAGACAAAACTCAACGAGCAAATTGAGAAAAACGTTTCCCTTAACAAGCGTCTCGCAGAGTCGGTTGCTGATGGAATCTTTGAACAAGTCGCTGATGGTCTTGCAGACACTCAGAGAGACAAGCTCGCTTCACTTGCCGAAAGTGTTGAGTTTGAAAGTGAAGAAGAATATCGTGAAAAACTGGAGACATTGAAGGAATCATATTTCCCTTCAAGAGTAGTTTCTCCTTCAACTAAATCTGATACTCTTTCAGAAGGAGTAAGTGTTGCTCATGAGTCATACTCGCAGTCAATGTCTGCTTATCTGAAGACACTCTCAGCATTTAGTAAATAATTGAATTTAATATAATTCAAACACAAAAAAACGCACTTTAGTAAAAAGGTAAAAAGCAAATGTTCCATTCAGAGCAATTGCAGGAAAAGTGGGCACCTCTCTTAGACTATCAGGGTCTTGATTCAATCAAAGATTCTCATCGTAGAGCTGTTACCGCTGTCCTGCTCGAAAACCAAGAAAAATTTTTAAGAGAGCAATCCGCTTTCGATAACGGTTCCATGAGTATGCTCATGGAGTCTCCAACCAACAGCGGCAATGCCGTTGGTGGTGCTGGTGGATTCTCTGGTAGTTCTGCCGCTGGTGGTCCTACCGCAGGTTTCGATCCCGTACTGATCTCACTGATCCGTCGTTCGATGCCTAACCTGATCGCCTATGACGTTGCAGGCGTTCAACCAATGAGTGGTCCTACTGGACTTATCTTCGCAATGCGCTCACGTTACACCAACCAGAGCGGAACCGAAACCTTCTACAATGAAGTAGATTCTGCATACTCAGGTCAAGATTCATCTCTTGCCCTTGCTGGATTTGGTAGCACCAATGCTGGCATTGGTACGACCACTCAGAGAGGTGATAACCCATCAGTTCTGAATGCATCACCTGCAGGTCAGTTCAACGTTGGCCAAGGAATGCAGACTGGTGATTCAGAAAATCTGGGTGCATCTGGTCATGACTTCAACCAAATGGCATTCTCAATCGAGAAAGTCACCGTTACTGCAAAGTCACGCGCTCTGAAGGCTGAGTATTCGTTAGAACTCGCTCAGGACCTCAAGGCAATCCACGGTCTGAATGCTGAAGCGGAATTAGCAAACATTCTCTCAACTGAGATTCTTGCTGAAATCAACCGCGAAGTCATCCGTACCATCTACATGACCGCCGAGAAGGGTGCTTCTCAGAACGTTGCTACCGCTGGTGTATTCGACCTCGATGTTGACTCCAATGGTCGTTGGTCAGTTGAGAAGTTCAAGGGTCTTCTGTTCCAGATTGAGCGTGATGCTAACGCTATCGCTCAGAGAACTCGTCGTGGAAAGGGCAACATCATCCTCTGCTCTGCAGACGTTGCTTCCGCTCTAACCATGGCTGGCGTTCTGGATTACACCCCAGCACTCAACGCTAACCTCACCGTAGACGACACCGGCAACACCTTTGCTGGTACTCTGATGGGCAAATTCCGCGTCTACATTGACCCATATGCTGCTAACCTGACTTCATCTACTAACGCTGCTCCAACAGGTGGTAATCAGTACTATGTTGTTGGTTATAAGGGTTCTTCACCTTATGACGCAGGTCTCTTCTACTGTCCATATGTTCCTCTCCAAATGGTTCGTGCCGTTGGTGAGAACACCTTCCAGCCCAAGATCGGCTTTAAGACCCGTTATGGTCTCGTTGCAAACCCATTTGCAGAAGGAACCGATCAGGGTCTCGGAGCACTCAAGACCAACTCTAACCGTTACTACAGAAGAGTTGCTGTTAAGAACCTTATGTGATCAATTTCACATAAGATTTTCAGAGGGTCCAATCGGACCCTCTTTTTTTATCTAAATACTTAAAAAAATCATGACTCAAGGTCAAATTGAGAATAGAAATTTTCTATCTCCAACAGGATTTAAGTTTACTCTAA